GGTCCACCAGTGGTGAAGTGTACGTTCTTAGGTTTAATGTCAGAAGAAGAATGATTGTCTAACCAGTTCCACTCCTCATCCATACCACCAATGTCTGAGTCTTTGTCACCAATCCACTCAAACTGGTGCAGCCATGAGCCAGACATCGTGTTTACTTTCTCAACTGTAAGTTCTTTGTTCTTAGGGTGTGAACAATTCCAGAGCATAAGACTAGACCAGTTCTTTTTTGGATACGATAGTTGGACTTGGTTATCCATCTTTACCCTATTCTCTGGTTCATACTTATGTTTAACACAGTAGACAGGATAGTAATCTAGGTTATACTCTTCAAAGATTTCGTTAATGTCAGTACGTATGAGCATATCACAGTCCATGTACAATGCCCAACCCTCATACATATTAAGAGCAGGAACAAGAAACCTAGAAAAACTAAACTCAGTAGAGAAAGGACGACCATCTACTGAGTCTATCTTCTGTCCTTTATCTTCTGTATACTCTCGCCAGTACATGTTCATTAGACGTAGCGTATCTAGTTTAATAGGTATTACACGAACATTATCTACAGAGATACGTTCAATAGTAAACTTCAGTACTTCATAGGCTACACGTTCTTTAGGATCGTAGCCAATGTAAACTGTGTTAGGTGCTTTCTTCATAGGTACTCCAAAAAAGTGGTTAGCCACTAGAATGACCAATGCAAACTAAGTGGCTAACCAAGTTAGACCATGTTAATTGATTTGATAGACAGTTTCCTTTTCGTTCTCAGGAATAACTCTCTCAAGAAATATCTCCAACATACCATCTTTTAACTTAACATCTTTCACAAAGACATTCTCTGCTAGTAAAAACTCTTTCTTAAAAGTTCTATTAGCAATGCCTTTATATACATACTCTTGTTTTGTTTCACTATCAGACCTCTTACTTTCAATAGTTAGAGTACCTTCTTCACTTCTAACTAGCAAGTCTTCTTTAGAAAACCCTGCAACAGCCATTGTAATAACATACTCATCGCTGCTTTTCTTTATTAGATTGTGCGGGGGATATGTCCTAGACACATTATTCCATATCCTTACACCTTCATTTAAGAATCTTTCGTGACCAATAGCCCACTCATCCAAGGCATCTAACATTGTAAGTCCATTAACCATATCATTCTCCTATTAGCAAGTTGATATTAACATGACCCATTATTGGCATCATACATATATTATACTACAAAAATACTCTTTCGTCAAGGACTTTTTTATACACCGCATGATCCACCATGACCAGTGATAGTGCATATGTCATGTGTCTCTAGTCCTTCCTCAAACTCTTCACCAAGTTTCTCAACAGCTTCAGAGTAAGATACACTACTAAGTGGCTGACCACCACGGCATCCATCAGGGTACACTGTAAAGCCACGTAGTCTACCAGCATAGGTAGCTAATGTCTCAGTGAAGTCGTCTACTGTGTCTTCATTATTAAGCTTACTACCCCACTCAGGCAGGTTAATCGTAGAAGAGATAGACATATCTACATAGTCCTGTATGTCTGCTTGAAACTTAATGCGCCTCTTATAGTCAGATGCAAGGTCAAGAGCAGACTCAATCTTATCTGGATTGATACCATACAGATCAATGATCTCCTGTGCAGCACTGTCTACTACGTACTGATAGTGCCAACGTGTACCGTTCTTGAGATACCTACGTTTATATGCTACAGCAAAGATAGGCTCAATGCCTGTAGATGTACCAGCAAGGATACCAATAGAACCTGTAGGTGCAATAGCACGATTAGCTACAGGACGAGAGATGTTAAGCTGGTCAGCAAACTTAGCACTGGTGTTATCGCTAATACCTTTGTATACAGAGAGCCATTTGTGTAGTCCATCAGTTACCTCATACTTCTGTCCTGCTTTGATCAGCCACTCATGTATACCCATCAGACCTAAACCAAGCCTACGGTTCTTCTCTCTAACGTCATAAACTTTCTGGTAAGGAAGCTTGGCACGTAGTGTACCACACAGCAGAAACTTAGTAGCTAGTTCTACTACGTTAGAAAACTCTGCAAGATTATCGATACGACCCATATTAATTGAGCCAAGATTACACACATCAGAATCATCTTCTGACGTAACTTCGGTACAGGCGTTGCGGAGTGTTTCGTTTTCTTTGTCGAAGAAGTTGAACGAGAACCCTGGTTCACCAGTTCTAAGGCTCTGACTAACATTAGTCCTAAAGGCATCTCCTACATCTCCTGTCTCATAGTAATTTAGTAACCATTCCGTATCGTAGTTTACAGAAATATTTGTCATGTCAAGTGGTGCAGGAAAGTTAAAGTCTTGTTCTTTAATCTGACCAATGGTATGTTCTGTTGTACCAATAGGCATATCATACCAGTTCTTTGACATAAGAAACTTATCTACGTCTGGATGTTTCCAATTAAGACTTGCATATATCGCAGATCTTCTAGAACCACCCTGCATAACTCGTCTACCAATCTCATTAATCATCTGCATCTTAGGTATAGGTCCAGAAGCAAGACCACCTGTACCATTCAGCAGCCTACCCTCTTCACGGTATGTGCTATAGTCAATACCAATACCACCGCCTGTCATCAGACAAGACTCAGACTTCCATGATATGTTAGCCCAGTCTTCTCTTGTATCTTCTTCTGCCTTGAGCAAGTAGCAGTTATTAAAAAACTTATTGTCACGCCCAGCATAGTAAAGATACCTACCACCAGGAATAAACTTGAGGTCTGTAATAATTCTTTTGAGTTCTTCTTTCTCGTCCTTAGTCATGTACGTTTGACATACATCATCTACAAGCACAGATGCTAGTGCATCCCATGTCTCACAGTTATGGTGGGAATATTTCTGCTTGAAGATATCCTCACTAAACTTTGAACGAAACATAGGATTTTCGTTTGATCGGAATTGTACCATCACCCCCTCCTTAATTATAATAAAATTTCAAAATCATTTCCGCATAGTGTATAGCCTTCTCTATATCTTTCTTTCCTTCTCCTTTGGTTCTGTGTCTAGTAATATATTTAATAACATTACCTTCAAAATAGTTTAGATCATTTGAATGTATGTACTCAACAGGTTGTATACCACAGTCTTTGTAATGATCACCACCTACCTGCCTCTCCATAGTATCACAGGAAGGAGTGAAGTTTTTGTCTGATGTCATCTACATTCTCCGATAGGGTTACTCGTAAAGCAAAGGTTCTAACTGTGTCTGGTTCTACACCAGCAAGCTCACATGTGATAGTAAAGTTTTCACATGTTGTACCTACAGACGCAAAGACCCATGCCATCGCCTGATCTCTGTACAGGGATGTTTCGTGAGGCTCATTATACTTCTCTGGTTTGGATAAGTCAAGCAGTGCTTGCAAAATAACTGCAAGATTTAAAGACCTATCAGGATTTTTGTTTGTCAGATCATATAAAGAATGTGCTTCTAAGATATCTTCAATCATCTGGCGGCTCTTGTACGGGCCTGTAGAACTTACCACCTACATAGTTATTATAGTAGGCTTGCTCATCAGAACCTTCTAGTTTCTTTGTTAGTGCATGATTAATCATTTGATAGTAACATTCATAATATTTTAAGCTACGTTTATTTTTGTACTCACCTATAATTTCAAACTTAAAGTTTTTCTTGCCGTGCTTCTTGATGTCTTCGTTAAGATGTTTGCTTGAACCAGTATATACTTTCCAATTAGATTCAACTTTCTTTTTCTTTCGTGTATAAAAATATTGCTTACATCCTATATAAGATTTAGATGTTTTGATATTAGTTATTGTATACACAAAACCAAAGTGTGATGTAGGGTCTGGTTTCTTACTATACTTCCAATGCATTACCAGTCCATTACTTCAGGGACATCAGGTTCCTTGCCAACTTGAACCAAGTATCTCTGACCTTGTGCATATTTAAAGACACGTATCCCTCTTCCTCCGTTAGCGTCTGACCAACATTCTCTTTTATGAGAACAAAAAACACAACCAACGGATAACTTAAAATTACCAGACTTGCCATCAGGAATAGGATCGTAGCAGCGATCAGGGATAGCATCGCTATCAACCAATCCTTTAAGATGTTTAACCCTTGCTTCAGCATTTATAAACTCCATTGAATGTACTGGAGTTAACACAATCTCTCCAGTTGATTTATCTATTGCGAGGAAGGCTGCTTCCTTTAACCCATTAGCTTGTGCGTATGCAGATATCTGTGCAATATATCCAAAGGGATCATCTTCTAGTAAACTATTATTCTTAAACTTTTTAAATGAACTAGTGGATGCACTCTTTACATCCACAAGAACACCATCAATAATACAGTCCTGATGTCCTAAGATACCGTCAACACTAACTTCTTTCTGTTGATCTTTAACATCGTGTCCAGCAATTGATGCACACATCAGAAGAAATTCTTCAAGAATATATCCATATAAAAACTTTATGCGTGTGCTTGATGTAAGGGATGCACGTTCGTTATCTGAATTAATATTATACCATAACTGCCTATCTGGTTTACCTATTTGTGACAGCCTTAACTTTTTATCTACAGACTCTTCGTCGTATAAGAATTTTTTAGTATGTAACTTAACCATCTCTCCAAACTCTTCGACATACTTATCAACGTCTTCTTCAGACATATCAATAGCGGAGAGATTGAATAGGCTATAGATATCTTCAACTAGTGTGTCAATTTTTTTCATGTAATAAAAAAGAGGGGAGCAGAATACGGAAACTACTCCCCTCTCTATCTCCTACGTTAGATTAAAATGGAACTGCGTCAGTCTCTTGGACATATCCACCATCTACGGGGGCGAAGTCCTGCTGATTTCCAGCGTACTCAATAAAATCTACAATCTGTATAGCAGCAAGGTCAGCGGATATTCCTGACTTTCCAGCATAGTCCCATTCGTAGGGGATTGCCTTTACATTAACGGTACTACCATTAGCAATCTTCTTATCGTTATTCCAACGATTATTC